ACACGTTGCCACATACTTATACGGCTGGTGATTATACGCTTGGTGTTTATAGTGATGGTGTTTATAGGCCGTTCTTCAACAATGTAACCGCTGATGCAAGTCAGATCACGTCTGTCACTATTGGTCCAGGTGCTAACTTAGGGACAGACCTAACAAGCGCTTGGAACGGTGCGTCTAACATGACTTCATTTGTGTGTGCGTTTGATGTGACAAGTGGGGTTAATAAATTGAGCGTCGCTTGGCTTAATTGTTCAGGGCTAGTTGCATTCCCGTTACTGGACTTTTCCGATGTTACAGAAGCCAGGTACCCTTTTTCTGGTTGCTCAGGCATAACGTCCATGCCAAATTTAGATTTTACTTCGCTGGCGAATGGTCAAGGTTTAATGTTAAATTGTAGTGCCTTAACATCCGTCCCTAATTTTACATTCTCTAGTTCTTTGAGTAGACTCGACACAGGATTTGCGAACTGCACAAGTCTTGCGAATGTTCCTGCAAATCTTTTTGACAACTGCTCTTCTGTCGCACCTATTGCCTTTAGTGGTGCTTGGTTCAACTGTGCCCTCACTGCACAATCAATTGAGAACATCCTTGTCTCACTAGACACAAGCGGTGCTTCTAACATCACTCTTAGCATTGACGGCGGTACTAACGCAGCCAAGACCACTTGGTCCGCTGCTGCCGTCACTGCCTACGACAACCTAATCGTAAAAGGTTGGACTATTTCCTTCAATGCTTAATTAACTATGGCGCCATTCACTGAAGATTTAAGTATATTTTTAAGCACATCAGATTTTGCGGTGCCAGTTGTTGCTGGTGCAATTTCAGGACTAGGCATTCTAGATATGCCTTCAGAAATTATTGCTGATGGAGTTGTGCTTACGACTGACTACAAGCTTACCTGTGAGTCTTCAAAATTCAAGAACCTGCTTCACAGCGATGCGATAACGGTGGACGGCGTAAACTACACCGTAAGAAGCGCAGCCTTAATTGATGATGGCGCGTTTTGTGAAGTCATGTTGATGAAAAACTAATGACTACTAGACGCGAGCAAATCTTGGCCCAGATCGCCACAACACTGGCTAGCACAGCTGGCGTTAGCGGGAGGGTGTATCGGTCGAGGGTTACAGCGGCTGCAAGGGCTGAGACTCCGATGATCGTGATTGAGCCAGTGAATGATGTTGCGCAGCAGCAGACTTCCTTGCCAAAGCTTGACTGGACAATGCGGGTGAGAGTCGTTGTGATTACTAGGTCAACAACTCCCTATACAGATGCAGATTCGGTAATCGAATCGATGCACTCCAAACTTATGGCTGATTTGACTGTTGGAGGATATGCAATTGATGTGCAGCCTGTTTTGACAAGCTTTGAGTTTCTTGATGCAGACCAACCTGCTGGCGTGTTTTCTAACGAGTACGACGTTAAATACAGAACATCAGTAGCAGACCTTACTTCCTACTAAGGTTTAAGCAGTTGCAAGGATTACGATGAAAGACGAGTACAGCGGTCAAGGTGGGTCGTATCTTTTCGATCCAGAAACCGGAAAACGCACTCTGATCAAGCGAACACTTCCCGCCGACACCCCACAAGAAAATGGCACCACTTCTTCTACGCAAACGACTGATTCTGATCGAAACAGAGTCGAGCTACGGAGTCGATCCGACTCCAACAGGAACCGACGCGGTTTTGGTGAGGGATCTGAACATCACCCCGCAGCAAAGTGAAGTTGTTGGACGTGATTTAATCCGTCCTTACTTAGGCGCTTCTGAACAGTTGCTGGCTAACACTCGCGTTGAATGTACTTTCAGCGTTGAGTTAGCGGGGTCTGGCACTGCTGGCACCGCGCCTCAGTACGGTAAGGCTCTTCAGGCTTGTGGCCTTAGCGAAACTGTTGCTGCTGGCGTTAGTGTCACTTACGCACCAGTAAGTGCAGCTTTTAGTTCAGTCACCATTCACTACAACATTGATGGTGTTCGCCACAAAGTGACTGGCGCTAGAGGAACCTTCACCTTGAACGGAAGCGTAGGTGAAATCCCCACGATTGACTTTACGTTTACTGGGATCTATAACGCTCCTGATGACTCAGCACTGCCTAGCGTCACCTACGCAGACCAAGCAACACCGCTGATCTTCAAGAACGGCAACACAGACACCTTCTCCTTGCTTTCTTACTCTGGCTGCCTGCAGTCAATTAGTTTTGACATCGGCAACTCTGTTGTTTACCGCGAGCTGATTGGATGCAACAAGGAAGTGATCATTACTGATCGCCAAGCCAGCGGAAGCGTGAGTATGGAGATGATTTCGATTGCCACGAAGGATTATTTCACTGCTGCACTGACTGACAGTGCGCTGGGCAACCTCACGTTCCAGCACGGCACAACCGCAGGGAACATTGTTGATTTTGCTAGTACCCGGATCGACATTGGGGACGTAAGCTATGCCGACCAAGACGGCATTGCGATGCTGAACATCCCATACACTGCGATTCCATCGACCGCAGGGAACGATGAAATTTCCCTTGTGTATACTTGATACGAGGGAGCCAAGGCCGTGTTGGGAAGCACGGCCTTTTTATTGCTGTAAGCTAATTGCAGTTAAATTTGCTCAATGGCATTCGTCCGCAAAAAGGTCAAGACTTTTAAATGGCCTGTAACAGTAGAAGAACCTGCTGATGGCGGGGTATTTGATGAATCCAGCTTTGACGCAGTATTCAAAAGAGTTCCACGGTCTGAGTTCCAGAAGCTTGCAGACAAAGGCGACCTTGAGCTTCTAAAAGCTGTCATGACTGGATGGGAAGGTATTGAGGACGAAGATGGGAAGCCGTTGCCGTTTTCCCAGACAGCAATGAAAGAATTTGCTGATGATCCTTATTGGATTCGTGGCGTCCTGAAGGCATATACGGAAACTTTTGAAGGCGCAAAACTGGGAAACTAAAAGATGCCGTCAAGTATTGGGCGAATGGCGGCAAAAAAATAGAAGACAAAAGTGAAGATGACGCAGCGGCATTTGGTTTGAAGCCGTTGCGTCAGACGGCTCCTAAAGAGGAGCATTTTGAGGTGTGGGAAGAAAATTGGGATGTGTTAATGATGTTCTTGCGGATGCAGACGCAATGGACCGTCACGATGGGAGGTTACGTTGGATTGAAATATGAGGTGTTGTTAGGTGCGTCAGGACTGATGTCCCTTTATGATGTAGAGAATCCCCGTGAGATGCTGGAGAGCCTTCAAGTAATGGAAGCTGCTGCACTCTCTGAGCTGAACAAAAAAGATGGCAAGTAAAAGCGTTTCACCTGTTGATATTGTACTTAACGTTAAAGGCAGCGAAAAGCTGCAAAAATTAAATAGTTCGTTCCGCGATTTATCAAAACAACTTAACAAGCTTTCAACCGGAGACCTTCAGAAAGCAACTGACGATGTACGAAAGTTTGCTGCAGAAGCTGGCAATAGCGAAGCGACAATAAAGGCTCAGATTAAAGCGTTTGAAGGCTTGCGAGCGCAAGCCAACGTGACAAGTACGGTCTATAGAGACCTTGGGAAGGGTATTGTCGATCTCAAAGCCTCGCTTGACGGGCTTGGCGCAAAATCGCAGGCTCGCGCTAAAAATCTTGCTGAGGTTGGCACAAGCGCCAAGTCTTCTGTTTCTCAAATAAAGGAGGCCATCGAGGAGTTAAAGCTTCTGTCAAAAGAAGCTAGGACGGGCTCTGACGCATTTGCTCGGCTGAAGAGCAATATCGCACAGATGGGGGACGCGCTGGAGATAGCAGAAGGCAAGGCTAAGAAGCAAAGAGAAATATCAAATCTCCTCAATGGCACGCTACGCAAAAGTTCAACTCTTATCGGGTTGCAATCTAGAGCCTACAGAGAAAGAGTTGCCATAACAGAAAAGCAGATTCAAGCGATTGACCTGCTTTCACAAAAAGAAAGGTCTACGGTTGCAAATACGGAGAAAAGACTTCGGCTGGAGGAAAAGCTTCAAAATCAGCTTCTTAAGGTTGCCCAGACTGGATACCTTGAGTTTGTTGCGTCTAGCCGTAGCGAGACTATCAAGCTGGCAGAGGCATTCAATAGCACGGATGCAGGCATCAATTCTTTCAGGACAAGATTAAAAGCTCTTGACAAAGATTTCGGCAAGCTTCCGAAAACTACGGCAGGGCTTAACCAAAAGTTAGCAGAGCTAAAAATTGAGCTTAATAATACTGTCAGATCAAGCTCTGACTACACCCGTGTTTCTAACGAAATTATCGGCATTCAGAAAGAGCTTGCCAAGGAGACAGGTGAAAGTGCTCAAGCGTTTGAAAGACTGAACAGAGCGCAGGAAGGAGCCGAGCGCAGAGCTGTCAAGCTTGCGGGTGCAGGCGAATATGTTGCTTCTGTTTCTGGCCTTGGATCCAAAGCTGCTGCTGAACGCATTGCGCGTGGAGGCACCCCGGTCATTGGTCAAATGCGCTCTCGGGAAGGGCGTCCTCAGGGCTATAGGGATCCTGCCTCTGGAGCAATGATTGCGCCTGGTGTCGGAACTTTTGCTAGTAGGAGAGCTTTTAGACAGGCAGGCGCTACTGCTTACGACAGACCTATCTCGCCAGAACTACCGCCTGCTATGGTGGCGGCGAGAGAGGCCCGGAAAAAAGAAATTGAGGATCGAATCAATAATCTGAAAAAGATTAACGCTGAGAACGATGCGCTACGGCAACAAGCAGCTATTCGACGATCTATCGAAAAGAACCAAAGAAGAGTTGCCGCCAAAGCTCCACGGGAGCAGCCGATGCGTGAAATTAGCGCACTGTACGGCCAGATTGGCGAGATTGGCATGGGCAAGATTATAACCGACATTGACATGATGGGGAAATCTTACAAAGAGGTCTCGGCGGATATTCGTGCGGCTACCGCCGCATCTAACGGCAGTATTTCAAGCCTGGAGAAGCAGCGAAGCGTTTGGACCCAATTACGAAATGGGCTTGACCCTGCTAGCGATGCTTTCAAGGAAGTAACAAGGGACATCGAAAGAGTAGACCGAGCTTTAGAAAAAACTTCCCGCAGAAGCCGCAAATTCTCCCCCGGTAAAGCGGCCCAGGTTGCTGGCGCAACGATTTCAGGCGGTATCTTTGGTGGTCCTGAAGGATTCCTTGGTGGTGCAATTGGTGGTGCGGTTGGTGGTGTTGGCGGGTCTTTTGCTGGTGCTGCACTTGGCGCTCAGGTAGGTCAGCTCAGGCAAGCGCTTGGTGGTTTTGCTGATTATGCAGCCAGTATTAAGAGACTGAGGATTGCACTGGAAGGCATT